TCTGCGTCTTGCTCACGCCAAGGTCGGAGAGCTTTGGTTCGCTTACGGTGGCACCGCGCGACCGTAAGACTTCGCGCGATTGGCCCTTGCCCTTGTGCCGTTCCCCGCGCTGTTTCATCTCCGCCAGCAACTCGCCGGCGCGGATCTCGGCGCGCATCATGATTTCGGTGGCGTAGCCGATTAGCTCATGGTCTTTGGCTTGCTTGGCATAGAGTTTCATCGCCGCAGATTTGTCTCGAATTGATTTAACCTCATCGACGCGATGTGCTTCGGCTAATGCTTTGCGCGCGGCGTTGTAGCGAGTCAGTTCGGTGTTCAAAGCAACCGCTCCCTCTCGGCCTTCGGCCGATAATCGTCGGCGATCTCTTGAAGGATTTGGATCTGCGTCGCGGCAAAGCCGTCCGTCATCCTGCCTTCGGCGATCAGGCGCGGATAAACGTGGCGCCGATATTTCAATTCGCGCTCGATCGCGGCGAGCTTTTCGCTGTCGGTATAGCTCATCATCCTGCCGATAGGTTCTCTGCGGCTTCGTTGCTGATCTCGCGCGCCATCTCTAGCTCGAGCCATTGCGCCTCGGCCCATGCCGGCATGTTGGGCGTTAGGATTTCGAGGTCGTATCCCGGCCAGCGGTTTGCGTTCAGGCAAATCCGCCAAGTGTCGATCGCCATTTGCAATCGCTTGCGGGCCATGTGCATCACCGACTCGCCGATCTGCACGACGTTGAGTTGATGCGGCGGTTCGGCCTCTTGAACGACGAAAAGATATTGCCGGCGGGCGATGCTCTCGGGATGCAGCGCGTCTAGTCCGCGCTCGGCCATCGCGGCTTGCAACGGCCATCCCGCGTTCATCATCATCGAGGGAAGCGACGACGGTGCAACGGATAAGTCGGTCGTCTTGTAGTCGGCGACGATGCGATAATCTTTCGTGAGCCAGTCGATCAACTGCCGCAACCAGACTTCCTTTTCCTGCCAGGCGATGCACACCTCGCCGCTGCCTTCGCCCTCTTGGAATAGGTTTGCCATGCCGCGAAGCTCAAGCTGTTCGTGCGCGGCTTGCACCATGCGGCCGGCGCGAGCGGCGCCACTGGCGAGGATGGCGAGCTTGCCGGCGGCGTTCGCTTCGGCTCGGGCTTCCTGCGCTTTCTTGGTGCGCCAGTCGGGATAGTCCAGCACGACGATCTCGCGGCCGCGGCCGATCAGCATGGCGTGCGCTACATTGCCGATGTCGAACTTGGTGGCGTTGTCTGGCTTGAAGTGCGTGTTGAGGCGAGGGTGTGCGTACCAAGCATGGAGCGGCGAACGGTCGAGCAGGATCTTGGCGATCGACTGCGACAGCGATGGTTCGGTGCAGGGGTCTTTGAGATAGTCGTTCGTCGAGATGTTTGGGTAAACACCAGGAGCAGAAATCATAGATGCACCCATGTTTTGCGGCGCAGAACGCAATGCACAGCGTTTGGCGAAACGCCGAAGTCTTGCGCGGCTTGTTTGCCGCCGCCGTGATAGTCGTAGTTTTTTCTGATCTGGCCGACCTGATCGGCTGTCAATTTTGCCCAAGGCGCAAATTCACCAGATAACGAGCCGCCCCTGGCGCGACCCTTCGCGCACATATCGGCGTTGTTGTCCGCGATGGTGCCAAGAAAGAGATGCTCAGGATTGACGCAACTTCGATTGTCGCAGCGGTGGCACACGCAAAGATTGCCAGGATCGGTTCCGGTTGCCAGAAAAAATGAATATCGGTGTGCCAGCACCGGTCCAGTGGGCTTCATCGCAAACTGGCCGTACCCGCTGCGGTTTATTGATGCCGCCCACAGCCAACAGCCATCGGTCTTTTTGACCTTTGCCCAAAAACGACGCTCGGCGTTTGCTGAAATTCTCATTGCTGACGGGCTACGGGAAATGGACACGATGCCGGGACGCGGGATCATGCGGATTTAACTCCAAGAGCTTTAGCGATGGCCTCGTTGGTGATCCGCTCGCACTGCTCGATCCCGGCAAGCATTCCCATGCCGTGAGCTTCGCGGAGTGCAATCGCGAGATAGCGGATCGCCGCCTCTGGCTCGGCGGTTTCCAGAATGTCGTACACATGCGCCGCCTTCTTGCTGGCCCATTCGCTCATGCTCCCTCCTCCGGGTTGATCTGGATGTCACGGTGAGGATTGAAGCGGGCGCGCAGCTCGTCGGCGGCCTCGCGGTGCGCCTCGCGCATGCACTCGGCCCACGGGATGCCCCAAGAATGGAATTGCTTGGCGCGCCCGATCACCTCGGCGCGGTCAATGCGGCCGAACTCGGTGGTGAGGCTCATGGCAGTATCAGAATGGCGGCGACGAACCACAGAACGAGCCAGAGGCCGCTGACGAGGTTGGTGGCCATCACACGGCCTCCGCCGAAGTGGCGCGGTCGGGCGCGGTGGCCTCGGCCTCTACAGGAACCCACTCCTGATCGTGTACGGCGGCCCTACGTTTGACGATTTCCTCGTCATCGACCAGGAACCAGCCGCAGCTACAAAAACCTCTCCAGAGGCCGTTAAAACGGTTTTTCTCGAATGTGACGGAATGGACGGTGGGCATGTCAGGGCTCCAGTGTTTCACGTGGAGCCAATATTTCGGAAAATCAGAAACTTGGCAAGTTGAAAATTCGGAAAATCAGAAAATAATGCGGGACTGGATCATATCCGTTGCAATGAGGATGGTGTGCGCGGCGCTGGGCGCGGCGCGTTGCGCAGGTCCAATATGAACATCGTTAAGTATTCGCGCGAAGTTTGTCGCAGTTGGGCAATTACATTGCGGACCATGTCTGGGTCGCGAATTTGCGTCAGAAGGTACCGCTGGTAGTCGGATTCGATTGATGCGCAGTACGCCTGAGCCGCCGTGACGATCGTTTCCGCCGGTTCCTGGGCGCTTGCCATTTTGGTAGCATAATCCTCCACGCATAATTTGTGAGCGCGGACAAAGACTTGTGCCGCTTTCTGCGATTGTGCGATTTTGGCAGCGAAGTCCCGGGTCGATTCACTAACAGGTTGCGTGGCGGGCTGAACGGAGGGGGGAGGGGTGGCTGGCGCCACCAGTGTATCGGCGCGAGAAATTGGGGCGGCTGGTCTAGTGTCGCTTGTGCATCCTGTCATCAGCAGGCCCACCGCCGCCAACACTTTCCAATGCTGCGGCAACATTATCGTCGGCCGTGGGCTGCGTTTAACGGCAGCTCCTTGGTTTTTGCGTCGGCGTGCAGCTTTGCCGCCCGCCGGGCCCGTGCGGATGCCCGCTCCTTCAATCTCTGAATCTGACCGCGGGGTAGGGTGACGAAAATCTCGCCGATCCATTCGAGTCTTACGTTTTTGATCGGGTCGGCGTTGAAGCTGTTTAGGTTGACCAGCGTGGATGATTTTCCACGCTCAATTGTTTTGAGGTACCGCTGGCCGGTCTTAAGCCGGACTGCGGCTTCTTCGCCATAGAAGCTCGCAAGCGGGTGGCGCTGATCCCGATACACCACGATCACGTCGCCGTTTTCGTATTTTGGCATCATGGAGGGACCGGACACCTCAAAGGCAATGGTTTCCTCTGGAATGGGGAACGGTAATTCAACTGTGAACAACCCTTCCGGCGGCACTTGCTCAAATTCCGGCTCGATCACGGCGCCGGCACCGATGCGCCCCATCACCTTGACGGAATTGAGTTCCAGATAATCGATGATTGGCTGGATTTCTTGGGCCTTGATCTGTCTCTCGCCGCTAAAAATCTCTGAAATAGCGCCAGGTCGCACGCCCATAGCCACAGCTAGGCCGCCCTTTGTCTTGTCCGGCTTCGCCAGCCCTCGCTTAATCGCCTTGATATCTAGCATGGCACCATCTTTCTGATATTCAGAAACGATGGCAATTCCGCTTATCCGAAAACGCCCTTGACTTAAATTTCGGAATATCAGAAATTGCCGGAATGGACCCGGCGACTTCGATTATCAAAAAACTCGGCGGCGAAGCTCTCGTCTCAAAGATCACTGGCACGGCGTTCACGGCGCCATACCGGTGGCAACAAGAAAAATCTAAGGGCGGGACCGGTGGTCTGATCCCGCAGCGTCATCATCGTTCCCTGCTCGACTACGCGCATCAGAACGACATTCCCTTCGTCGCAGAAGAATTTCTGCCAGCACGCGAAGCTGGCGCTAACGAAGTCATGAGCACAAATTCCTTGGGAGGGCGAACGTGAAGCCCTTCCCAAATTCGGTGGGAGCAGACGCGCAGGCGATGCTGCGCGAACTAGCCGAACCTTGGACTGTAGGCGACCGCGTTAAGGCGGCGATTGATCGGGCGGCGCGGCGTTGTGGGCTTTCGTACTGGCGTGCGTTCGACATTTGGTACGGCAAGGCGCGGCGCGTCGAGGACGCCGAGCGAGCGCGTATTGCCGAGGCGTTGGAAACCAAACGCACTAGGGCGGCGCGCAATGAATTTCACGAACTCAAGAAACGGCTGGCGATCTTGGAATCGCGCCTTAACCAAATCGACCCGGATTTTCATAGCCCGGATGTTGCTGCGGCTCGGGAACAGGTGCGCCGGCTTGGCCGTGTGGATCGCTCCGGAGATTGAGGAATGACGATGACGGGTGATCGTTAAGTCTGTCTGTCTTTGTTGCGTCTGTAGCGTTTTCAACACCAATGAGAAAGACACGCATATGGGCGGCAACGGCTACGACGCTGAGCGGATATTGCGCTACGTCTCGCGGATCGAGCAGCTCAACCGCACCAAGCAAGTCGTGCGCGACGACGCCGCCGACGAATGCAAGCTCATCAACGCCGACATCGAGGCGGTATTCGTTGAAGCGCTTGAGGACCACGGCATCCCATCCAAGGCGCTGCGCTCGGTGATCCGGGCACGCGCGCTTGAGAAGAAGGCCGACGGCATCCGCTCCGGTCTGAAAAGCGACGACCAGGATAGCTACGACATGATCCGCCTTGCGCTCGGCGATCTCGCCGACACGCCGCTCGGCGAAGCTGTCACCAGCAAGTTCGTCCCGCCCGACACGTCCGACACGCCGTTCTGACCATGCAGGCGATCCCGCTCAGCGAGAACCAGATCCAGCGCGCCGTGTTCGACAATCTGCGCCAGCACGCAGCGCCCGGCGTGTTTGCGTTCCATCCGAAGAACGGCGGCATCCATCAGCGCGGCCGCCGCCGCGGCATCAACGCCGGTCTCGGCGTCGTGTCCGGCATTCCAGACGTCATCGTGATCCGGCCCGGCCAGGTGTTTGCGCTCGAACTCAAGACCACCAGCAAGAAGGCCACCGTGTCCGACGAGCAGATCGCGACCATGAAGAAGATGGAAGCGGTCGGTGTGATCTGTCACGTCGCGCGTGGTCTCGACGCCGCGCTGCACTGGCTCAAGGAACATGGGTTGTTGAGGGGCACCGTATCCTAGCGATGGAGGTCTGGATGAGTGAAGCAGGCAATGGCAATGGTACCAACCAACTCCCGCCCAAGCGTGAGGCCATCGTCGATATGGGCAACCGCTTGCATCAGGAAGTTTGCAACGAGCGCGACGAGCTGCGCGACGAGGTGGCGTTCCTGAAAGTCGAGCTCGCCGCGCGGGACAAGCAGCTCGAAACCTTGCAGAGCCTGATGAACATGATGGAGAGCCGCGTCATCAGCGCCACCGAGGCGCGTGACGAGGCCATACGCAAACACGCCGAGCTTCAAGGTCTGTTCATCGGCTTTAAGGCTCAGATGTTGGCATTCCAAATACCTGCAGCGCCGTTGGTTCGCGAAGTCACCGACGAAACCGAGGGTGCTGGCGATGAGATCAAGGGGACCGCGTAGCCTCACGGTAGCGGCGCTGTTTGTTGTCTGGTCGGTCTGTGAGGCAGTCGGCGCCGACGTCGGTTTGAGGGCGTGTTTGTCGAGGAGCGAAGCGAGAGCCATGTATCCGCGCGCCTATTTGTATTGGCACTACGACAGGCCGTTGCGGCAACGCTGTTGGAGCAACCGCCGCGGTGGTCCGCCGCTCACCCTCACCGCCTTCGCCCGTCCCGAACCGGCGCCGACCTGGATCTACCCGCCGCAGCTCGGGATGCCGCAGCGGCCGGAATTGCCGCCAGTCTCGGACGTGCTCGACGAGCCGACCTGGTTCTGGGTGCAGCAGGCGCGCGAGCCGGACCACGAGCCGGTCTATTCGACGTTCGGTCCCGATAACCCCGAGCCGGATACCTGGCCGCATATCGAGACCGGGACCAACAGGACCGTCGTGATCGTCGCCATGGTCGGCCTAGCCGAGCTGCTGCTCGCGCTGCTGCTGCTGTGGCGCTGGCAGCAAAACAGACTGCGGGTGTCGCGATGATCTCGGCACAGGCGCACGCACTCGCCGACCGCAAGGACGATCTCTATGAGACGCCCGAGGTGGCGGTCGAGGCATTGCTGCGGGTCGAGAAGCTGCCACACCATATCTGGGAACCAGCCTGCGGTCCCGGCAGCATCGTCAACGTGCTGCGCGCCGCCGGTCATGAGGTCCATGCGACCGACCTGGTCGACCATGGTTGTCCCGACAGCGAGTCCGGCGTCGACTTCCTAATGGAGTGGGCACCCGGCTTCCCTGCCATCGTGACCAACCCGCCGTTCAAGCTCGCCGCCGCGTTCGTGGAACACGCGCTGACGCTCTCGCCCAAGGTCGTCATGCTGCTGCGTCTGGCCTTCCTTGAAAGCGAGCGGCGCACGTCTATTCTCGACAACGGGCAGCTCGCCCGCGTGTACGTTTTCCGCAACCGCCTGCCGATGATGCACCGCCATGGCTGGCAGGGGCCGCGCTCGAGCAGCGCCGTGCCGTTCGCGTGGTTCGTCTGGGATCGCAACCACTACAACCGACCGACCGAGCTGCGGCGGCTGACGTGGGTGGCGGCATGAGTAGAGTCACACCAGAGTTGCTAGCACGCGCCAGTGTGCGTCTTGCCACAACCAAGGCCATCGCCAAGGCACGCAACAATAATTTTATCTACGTTATTGGCCGACAAGATGGGCCAGTGAAAGTTGGCGTGACGAGTAATCCCCAGTCGAGGCTAGGTCAGATTCGAACCGGATGCCCATTTCATGTTGAGTTGCTTCACGCCGAGCCAATGCTGAGCCGCGCCCATGCCCTTCAACATGAGGCTGATTTTCATGCGGTCTATGAGGAGAAGCGATTAAACGGCGAGTGGTTTGACATCGACGCCGAACTTGCCATCGAACTGATTGAAACCGGCCTAGATCATGAATCTTGGTTTCAGGAAACACGGGGATGAGCGAGCGCGGCGTCTTTGCGGTCGACCGTGGGGTTTTCGATCACCCTGCATTCCCCCGCGAGCCGTTTACCCAACGTGAGGCATGGACTTGGCTAATCGCCGAAGCGGCATGGAAAGCACATCGTCGCCGTGTGGGAAATCTACAAGTCGAGTTGAGGCGCGGGCAGCTTGCCGCCTCAATCCGATTTCTGGCTGTGCGATGGCGCTGGCATCGCGCCAAGGTCGAGCGTTTTCTGGACAAGCTAAAAACCGAGACAATGGTAGGGACAACAATCGAGACAGGCATCACCATCATAACGATATGTAATTACAATAAATATCAGCGCGTATCACTTCCAGACGAGACAGCAACAAGGACAGCAACAGGGACAGAAGCGAGACAGCAGCGAGACAAAGTAGAATACAAGGAAAGCAAGGAAGAAGATTCAGAAGCTAAAGCTTCTGACGCGAGCGCGTCTCCCGACGTCCGAACCGAATTGTTCCGACGCGGACTCGTAACACTCGCCAGAATTACCGGCAAAACACCAAACTCATGTCGATCACTGATCGGCCGATGGCTCAAAACCGTCGATGACGAAGCCATCCATGTTCTCGGCGCGATCGAGGAGGCTGATCATAACCGGGTGGCCGATCCGGTGGCGTGGATAAACCGCACGTTACAGCCGCGCCAGCGCGTCGGACCGGAGGACAAGTCAGTCCACAGCGCAATCCGGCGGCTGCGCGAAAAACAAGCCATGTGGGAGAGGGGCGATGAACGAGACCTGCTCGGCGAGCTACGCGATGGAACGGGCGCAACTGATGTTCGGGTGCTACCGCCGAGGTGATGCCAACGATCCCGACACCTACGTTGCCGCCGTCTCCATGGTCTTATCCCGGTACAGCGCCGAGGTGGTCAAGACTGTCACCGATCCGTTCTCCGGCCTGCCGTCCCGAAAGAGCGAGAGCGGCTGGACCGGCCTGCCCGATGTGGCTGACGTCAAGCAAGCGTGCGAGGACGAGGCGGCGCGGGCTGAGCGGTATCAGCAGCTCGGTGCCCGCAAGCCCGTCCCACGCATCGAGGGGCCGAAACTGCCGGGTCGGCGCGGCAACGTCTTTGTGCCGGTCGGCGTGCCGCAATATCCGGCCATGGTTGAGCGTTGCAAGACGGCGGATCCGGCCGACTGGCGGACCGATTCTTTCAACGGCAAGACCGGGATCTGGGTGCCTTACCCTTGGCTGATCGACGCGCCGCGGGCGGCCAGGACATCGTTCACGACCTTTACAGACGCCCAGCTCCGCGAGCTCTACCCGCAGCCCAAAGCCATGGTCAAAGACGAGGAGGAGGGGGTGCCGTTCTGATGCAGACGCCCTCGCCATTGGAGGCGGCGATGCTGGCGGCTCTCAAGCCGAAGAAGAAACGGCGGCGCAAGAAGAAGAACCGCGGCAAGGTGATCGTGCCGTTCTACCGCGCGCTCATGCTTGAGCTGGAATGCCGCCGGCAGGCGACCGGGATCAGCATGGAACAGATGAACGAGCTGATGGGCAACGCGGAAAGATCGTATGCCAAGATGCTACATCCCGAGACGCCGAGTGGTCGCTTGGCGCGCTGGCCGACCATCCAGAAAGCCATAGACGTATTGTTCATGGATGGTTTCCGGCTGCGGATCGAGCGCTCGAATGACGGCCCGCTGACCACGGCGGGGACGCGGGAACGCATCCATAATTCAGCGCGCTTTTATGATCGCAGACTGTTCCGCGAGCACATGAGCGAGATCGCAAGCGTGCGCGCACGCATCATCCCGCCTGAGAAGTTATCTGCCATCGGTCGTAAGGCTGCGAAAGCACGCTGGCGCAAGGTCCGTCGGGACCGCCATGGTCTACCGTCGGCGAATGGTCAGCGTGTCGGTCCAGTCGAACTCAAGACCCGCTGAGACGGCAGCGCAGGCTACGGCTGGTCTAAAAACTCCCGCGGAATCCCGTATTTGAGATACATGGTCACAAGCTTGGCAAGGGTTTCCGGCACCGGATCAACCTCGCCGGCAGCGTATTTCTGGATCTGCCGGCGTTTCACACCTAAGACCCGAGCGGTGACTAGGCCGTGGGGAAGTAGGCTGAGCTTCTTTAAAGCCGCTAGATATTGTTTTTTTGTCATGGTTTACCTCTCGGTTGGTTGCTCGTTGCGGTTCGGCGTCCTCTCGGGCCTTGAGCGGACGGGTGACAAGTGGCCGGCGGGTGTCACCCCGCCGGCCGCGCCTTTCTGTAGTGCGTCCTAGTCCAGCACGGCCGCGATCGAAAGCACGGCGATAGATGCCAGCGTGCAACCGATGCCGATTGCTAAGAATGCGATATTTTCCATTGTCGTGATTCTCGGTTTGCCTATGTCACTAGGCGGGGTTTACGCTGCTAGGGCTTCCGGTTCCGCGATCGCACGGCCGCGGAGATAATCGGCGGCTTTTTGGGCTTTCGACGCACAAGTGAAAATCGCGCGTTTGTCCGCTTTCAACACCTTGAGCCACCCGTCCAAATAGGCCGCTTGGTTGTCGTGCGCGTTGTCAAAACCAAACTCGGCGCAAAGGAACGCGGCGCCAAGCTCGGCCACAAGTTCCTCAGCGGCGTAGGAGTCGGTATCGAAACGGCCCTTGAGGTCGCGATCGAGGCGCGACTTGTGCCCCGTCCAGTGAACCAACTCATGGAACGCCGCGGCGTAATACTCGGGCAGGCTGTGAAAGTCTGACCAGGCCGGCACGGTAATGAAGTCCTTGGAGGGGATGTAGCAGGGACGGCCGGCGCCCTCGCGAAAGTCGGCGCCGCTCGCCTTAATGAAGTCGTCAGCCAAAGCCTCGCGGGTGTCGGGGTTGATGCGGCCGGCATCGGGGCCGCGGCGGACATGCTCGGGCAAGCCGTCGCATTGGTCGACGTTAAAAACGTAATATTCTTTCAGCATCGGGATCCGCTTAACGGCGTCCTCGCTGTTGCTCGGTTCGCTGCGGTCCCGCACTTCCAATTGCTTGAAGTACACAATCCGGGTCGATTTCTCGCCAGCCCGCACGGTTCCGCCGGCCTGCTTGGCCTGCTTAAACGTCAGATACCGCGGTGAGCTATAGCCCTTGTCCGCTGAGAGCCAGAACAGCAGGACGTTGATGCCGCTGTAGGGGCGGTTGCTAATCGCATTCATGGGCACGCTAGTTCCAGCGTTCCAGCCCCGCACCCACGGCACAGTCCCGGCCTCAAGCTTGGCAATCAGCCGGTCGGTAATCTCGGCATAAAGATCGCGTTTCATGTGAAGTCCTCTCGGTTCAATGCCCCGTGTCACCAGGGCGACAATTGCAACATACGCATAAAGTGCGCATGGCGTCCATTCACGAATTGTTACGAACAAAAGGCGTATGGTTCAGCGGCTTAAACCCGTGCGTTGATGAACAGCCGCCGCGCCGCTCAACCTGGGCGGATGCGGCCGGCGCCCAATATCGTCAAAGCGAAGCAAGCCGAGATCGCGCAACGCTACAGGCGGCGCCGTAAGAACCGAACGCCGGCTCAATTGGCGGCGCTGCGGCTGCGCGATCTGACCGCGCTCTATCGAGCTCGGTATGGCTGGGTGCTGCCGGATGATGACGCCGGCCGCGATGACGCAGGGATAGTGCTCGCCCATATGGCGACGCTGGCAAGCGCTCGCGGCCGCATGTCGGCATGGCTCGCCCAATGGGCGCCGTGGATGACAACCGGCGAGGCGGGCACAATGATCAATTACACCCTGACAAGCCCGCGCTACTGGACGGCCGATGCCCTGGCATGGCGGCTGCATTTGACGGCCGCTGACAGGGCAGAACTCAAGATAACCACCATAGGCGCCACCGATCTGCCGAAAGCCGCCCGTATAGCCCTGAGAAAGCGAAAAGATCGCGACCGAAAGCGAACCGCCAGAGCCGCACAAAAAGCCGCGTCCGCACCATAAGAGCTTCTATATGCTGCGGACAGACTTCGCCAGGCGGCGTCATCCCGCCAGTGCGTTGCACTGATCACACTCGCTCCGCAACCATCCCGCCATGCTTCCGGCAATTCCAGACGCAAACACGCACAAACAACGCAAGCCGCGAGCCATTTCCCGCCGAATGCGGCAAGTCCTGATCAATCTCGCTACCAAAGGCGTTACGCAGCGTGAGGCCGCACGCCTCGCAGGCATGAACGAAAGCCACCTATCCCGTGAATTGAGGAAACCTCAAATACAGGAGTTTATCGCGCGCAAAGCACGCGAAACCCTTACGTTAGGCACATTGCGAGCGTCGGCGCGTGTTGTGGAATTGATCGATGCAGACAGCGGTCACGTGGCACTTGATGCGAGTAAGCACGTCCTAGCCCTTGACGGCATTGCGCCGCAGGAACGTGGCCAAGTCGCTGTGAATGTTGGTGTTTCGGTCGGCTATGTCATCGACCTTGCGGGACCGCGCGAAACGCCAAAGCCCGCCATTGAGAACGATAGCCAATGAAAACAACGGGTTAATCGCCTGCGTCGCTAATGAACCATTAGCGCACCATACGCAAACGAGATCGGACGGCACACGCGATCGCCGAGAACCTGGTGGGCGGACCGGCGGGGGGCAAAAACGGCGCCGCGCGGTCGGTCCCCCGTTTGCCCCTCTAAAATATCTGCCCCTTCATTTTGTTTTTTGGTTTTGAATTTTTTTGTCTGAAAACGTCGCTGGTTTTTTGGTGCGTTGGTTTGGTTGGTTGTGAGTTGGGTTAATTGGGTTCTGGCGGCGTTGGGGAGAGTTTTACTTTCTTCCTCGGAAGGCCGTTTGCTTTCGTGGCCGCGGGTTTGGTGTTTGTTGTTGAGAGGTGTGTTGCGATGGTTGAGTTCACGTACTGGCGGGCGAATTTGCCGATGGGTTGGCGGGCGTGTGCGTGCCGGATGAATTTGCATTGGCGGCTGGCGGTGCGGCGGATGTGACGGAGGTCTGGTGATGGGCAAGCGGAAGAAGTTGGCGGCGGTGAAGGCGGCGAAGAAGGCGAAGGCTGTGGTGCGGAAGCCGAGGAAGGCCGGGCGCAAGGGCAAGAAGAAGGGGCTGCAGGAGTTTGCCGAGGGTGTTGCGCCGGCGCGTTCGGCGGATGCGTATTTGATCCCGGAGGTTCCTAGCGACGAGTATCCGGTTGAGTTGACGGAGCCTGCGGCGGTGAAGCGGCCGGCTGCGGGTGCGGTGGAGCCGGCGCTGGTGGTTCCGTACATCCGGGCGTGGCCGTCGCGGATGGCGCCGCAGGCGGCGAGCGAGATTGATCTGGTCAGCCGGGTGGAGCGGATGTTGGCGATTCGTTCCAAGGTTGGGGTCGAGCGGGTGGTGCAGCGCGGGCTTTCGTCGCGGCTCAAGGGCGGCAAGTGAGATGGGCGAGCTGGTCGAGTTGCCGGTGGTGTTTCGCGACAGCGACGGTTGGCGCTCGCAGGAGATCCGGCGGCGGCGGCTGTGGCAGGCATTCGGCGACCGGCTGTGGGAGGTGACGGTGGAGCTGCCGGTGGTTCTGGTCGATGGGCCGGCCGAGGATCCGGCGGCTTGACGATAGGGAGACGGATCAGATGCCATTTCGCAAGGTGGGGCGGTCGTACCGTTCGGCGTCGGGGAAGAAGTACACCGCGCGTCAGGTGCGGGCGTATTATGCGACGTCGGGTTTCAAGCGGTCGCCGCGGCGGCGCCGCCGTTAAGCGTTTCACATGAAGCAGTTCAAGCCGGACGGCGAGGTGCTGCGCGCGTTCATGTCGTCGTCGGCGCTGGTCAAGATCATCCAGGGGCCGATCGGGTCGGGCAAGACCCTGGCCTGCGCGATGAATTTGTGGATGAAGGCGCTGCAGCAGGTGGTGCGGAGCGACGGCTGCCGGTACGGCCGCGCGCACGTGTTCCGCGACACCTACAACAAGCTCGAGGACACCACGCTCAAGACCTGGCTGGAGTGGTTTCCGGAAGCCGAGTTCGGACGCTTCTACTGGTCGAAGCCCATGCTGCACGAGATGCGGATCGGCAACATCCGGTTCGACGTGCATTTCGTCGCGCTGGAGGACGATCGCTCGGTCGACTACTTCCGGTCATTGGAGACCACGATCTGCTGGTTCAACGAATTGCAGTTCATGGACCGGCCGCTGTTCGACGAGGCGGTGACGCGGGTCGGCAGGTATCCGCGGGCGATCGACGGCGGCGCGGTGATGCCGCAGGTGATCGCCGACATGAACGCGCCGGACGAGCACCATTGGGTGCCGATCATGCGCAAGGATGTGGCGGTGCCGGACTGGTTCTCCGAGGACCAGCGGCGGGCGCACAAGCAGCCGGAGAACTGGGAGTTCTACGTGCAGCCGCCGGGGCTGATCGAATTAAAAGACGGCGAGGATGTGCGCTACGAGCCGAACCCGGAGGCCGAGAACCTCAAGTTCCTGCCGGGCGGGCCGCAGTATTACCTCAACGCCACGCAGGGCAAGACCAAGGCGTGGATCGACGCCAACGTCCTGAACCGCGTGTCGGCGCGGCGCGACGGCAAGCCGGTGCTGCGCGACTTCAACAGGAAGGCCCATGTGGCGGCAAAGCCGATCGAGCCGATGCCGGGCGTCGACATCCTGATCGGCTGCGATTTCGGCCGGCGGCCGTGCGCCATCTTCGGCCAGTACGTGCGCGGCGCCTGGACCATCATCCACGAACTCATTTCGCGCGACATGGGGGCGGACCAGTTCGCGCCGCGGCTGAAGAACGAGATCGCGCAGAAGTTCCCCGGCTTCCAGTTCAAGATCTGGGGCGACCCGTCCGGCGACTATCCGGGCCAGAACGACCAGCAGACCCCGTTCCAGATCTTCCGCAAGCACCGCCTGCCGATCCTCGAGGCGCCGAGCATTCTGTTCACGGTGCGGCTGCAGGCGATGGAGGCGGTGGTGACGCGGATGACCGAGGGGCGCCCGGCGTTTTCGGTGTCGCCGTCGTGCGCGATGCTGATCGCGGCGCTGGACGGCGGCTGGCGGTTCCGGCGGCTCAAGGTGATGGGCGAGCGCTACGCCGATGAAGCTGAGAAGGACCACTATAGCGACCCGGCTGATGCCTGCGGCTACCTGCTGCTGGGCGGCGGCGAGGGCCGCGTGCTGCTGCGCGGATCCGCCGAACCGGCCAGGCCGGTGCAGACCAAGCGGCCGTTCAACCCGTGGAAGGAGACGC